TTGCAGTTTTTTGCAGTATATTTGCCATCTAAACAGTTAAAAATAGTGTATTATATTGCAACGAGGTGGGCAGATGGTCGAGAAATTACGCATCAATGCAATATACAAAGATTTTATAAAGGAAGTACACTTAACTGACGAGCAAATACGCATCCTGGATATGTATATCAATAAAGAAAGCATAGTTAAAATAGCAATGGAGATTGGAATAAGCCAGCGTACTGTTAGTTATGAAATTAAAAAAATAAAAAAGTTATACAATGATTATGTGTTTTTGCAAACATGGAAAACAATACTACTTAATTAGTGTTGTTTTTTTGCATTTTAAATTGGAATATAAGCCATATACTTAAACTATGAAAGGAGAGTTGAAGCATTTAGTTTAAAACACTGTTGCTAGATACTCTTTTTTCATTGATAGGAGGTAAGTATGTATAACAACCCATATATGCCATACAATAATCAAACAGCGATAGATAGGATTAACTCGCAAATGGCAGAGTTAGAAAAGATGCGTGAGCAATTACAAAAGCCAGTGCAACAGCCAACTAATCTTACACAAAACTTTCAAATAGCACCTACTAATAGAGAGATTATTAAATATGCTAACTCAATGGAAGAAGTATCAAGGGATATGGTTATAGGCGATACACCATATTTTAGTAAAGACATGTCAGTTGTATGGATTAAGAACACAAAAGGCGAAATTAAAACATACGAGTTAAATGAAATAGTGCCTAAGGATAATAAAGACATCCAGATAGAATACTTACAAGCACAAATTGAAGAATTAAAGAAAGAGATGAGAAGAAATGAACCCACAAATGTTATTGATGAACCAACTACAAAATCAACTGAAGATGAGGAACCCACAAATGTTTCAACAATTTCAAAGTTTAGTAAAAAGCAAAAATGACCCTAGCAAGATATTAAATGATATGACTAGCAAGTATAGCCCAGAGCAAATGAAACAATTTATGCAGTTTGCTAATGGCTTTGGTATTACTAATGAGCAGTTGTCAAAATATGGTATCAAGTAAATTGGTATAGAAAGTGTAGAAAGGAGGTGAATTATGAATAACGGAATTCAACCAACAGTAGAACTTGCAACAAACAATGGCAATGGCTTTTATCCATACCCAGTAATGTATGGTAATGGTGGTTTTGGTGGCAATGGTGGCTTCTTTGGAGGAGATGGCATCTGGGCTATTATCTTACTTGCCTTGTTATTTGGATGGGGCAATAATGGTAATGGTTGGGGTGGCTTTGGTGGCAATAGTTTTGACAATGGCTTTGCTTGGTTATCTAATGGCCAAAAAGAGATTATGTCTAACACAAACAATGGCTTTGACACATTACACCTTAGCAACCAATTAGAAGGCACTAGAGATGGTATTTATTCACTATCCAACCAATTATGTAATAGCACTGCTGATATTACAAGCGCAATTAGTAATGGCTTCTATAATAGCGAAATAAGTGCTAATAATCGTGCTATGAACCAAATGCAAGATACATTTGCATTAAGTAGACAATTTGCTGATTGTTGTTGTGAAAATCGCTTAGGTGTTGCTGATTTAAAATCAACTGTACTAAGCGAAAATTGTGCTGATAGAGCATTACTAGCAGATAGTTTAAAAGATGTATTAATCAACCAAACTGCTAATACTCAAAAAATTCTCGATGTTCTCTGTCAAGATAAGATAGACAGTAAGAACGAAAAAATATTAGATTTGCAAAGACAGTTAGATATGGCTGACTTAAAGGCTAGTCAAATCGCACAAAACGCATTTATTTCACAAGGCTTTACTAATGAAGTTGATGCTTTATACAACAGATTAAGCAATTGCCCAGTGCCTAGCACTCCAGTATATGGAAGAACCCCAATATTTACTTGCAATAACGGATGTGGATGTGGAATGGCAACAAATATTATTTAATAGCATAAGGTCAATATGACAAACTCAATATGAGAACTTGCTAACTAGAGACAGACAAGTTCTGCCTCTTTTTATTAAAGGAAGGAGATAAGATATGATACAAGCAATTCAAATATTACCAGAAATATTAACAAGTAACGCCGACAACATTAACTTTGATACAGTGGATTTAAGAACAAATAGTGCTAATTGCTGTGGATGGCTTCAGTATATGCCAGGAGGTAGTGATTTTACTATTATAGGTGGTGGAACATTTGAAGTAAGTTTTAACGCCAATGTTACAAGCGATACAGCAGGATTGGTAAGCCTTGCCTTAAAAACGGCGACTGGAACTGACCTTGAAGGCACAGAAATGGTTGCTGAAGTAACTACGCCAGGAAACTATGTCAATGTTTCTTTTACCAAATTATTAAGAGTATGTCCTAGAGTAAATACCACAATAGCAGTTGGTTCGCTTCCATCCACTATTACTGGAACAACAACATTGGTAAATGAAGAGACCGAAATTCCAGTTGTTAAGGATGCTAATATTATCATAAAGAAATTAGGTTAATGGATAGAGTAGATAATTTATCATTGATATTGCAGGTACTTAGTTTAGAAATCCTATTCAGAGACTATAATAATAGCGATATAATGAGCGAATTGCAATCTCAGGATGAAATATACCTAAAAACAATAATTAAGCAAAATAACGAAATTTTGAGGCTCTTAAAAGGAAGGAGTGAAGATAGTGGAAGATAAGGTAATAGAAAAAACAAATGAAAAAATAAAAGAAATAATAAATACTGAAGTAAACCCTAACAACATAGAATATTTATACAAATTAAGTAAAATAAAACACATGGCGAAGGAGGATAAAGAAATGTACGGAGAATATGGTGGCAGAAGGCCAGGATATGATAGTTATGGCAGAGGTGGATATGGTGAAGGCTATGGCAACTATGGCGAATATGGTAGATGGAATTATGGTCGTAGAGGCTATGATATGAAGTATCGTGGCGATGATGAACTTGGTAGAATGGCAGGCGAATATGGCAGATACCAGGAAAACAGAAGCAGATACGGTGCTGGCGAAGAAACAGATAAATCATTCCATTACATGGTAAAAGCGCTAGAAGATTTTATCAAGGTATTACATGAAGAAGCAGACACACCACAGCAACATCAAATGCTTAATGAAACATTGCAAAGAAGCATGAGATAATGTTTACTTACTATAATGCTAATCCTAATAATAGGCATATAGCAGATTGTGTTGTACGCAGTTTGAGTGTACTTACAAATAGAAGTTGGCACGATGTATTCAATGAACTCAGCAATTTAGCAGGTGATATGGGGCTTATGTTTGACAGAGTAGAGTTCGTTGAACATTACCTGGATGAAAGATACCCCAGACAATGTCATTCGTCTATAACAGTAGGTGAGTTTGCTAGAGAACATCCAAATGGCAGATATGCAGTAACAATGAATGGCCATATTACGGCTATATTGGAAGGTGGCAGAATTGTGGACACATTTGACCCTAGCGACAGAGTTATGAGGTGCGCTTGGAAGGTAGAATAAGAGGCTAAATGCCTCTTTTATTGTGTAAACTTTGTGTCAAATATTTGCTGGTTTACACTTAAACTCGAAATTCACAAGACGTCAGTAAATAGCATACACAATTTGAGGTGTTTGTCCTCGCAAACCCTTATTTTATGGGGTTTACATTGCCAATGTCAAGTGGTTTACATTTGACATCACTACATTACTATGTTATAATATAGGTGTATTAAAAAGGAGAAAGTCTGCCCTTTTTGATACGATGTTCTTTTACAATTGGAGGTGAATGAAAATGAACTTGAAGGAACTTCAAGATGGCATCATTAAAAAATATAGGATGACTATCGAAACTAATTCAAGTTGCTGGGGTAGAACTCATGTGCATATTAAACAAAGAAGAATATGCAAGTGGAAACAAGCAAGTAGCGTTGTATCAACCTTTACTTTATTACATGAGATAGGGCACTGTAAGAATAACAACAGTAAGATGAGAAGATGCGAGGAAGAATACTATGCAACACAATGGGCGCTAGACCAGTGCAAGGAATTGGGAATTAATGTACCACAGAATGTAATCGCTAGATACCAGAAGTATGTGTACAGAGAATTGGATAGAGGATTGCGTAGAGGTGGTATGAATTATCCAACGAGAGAAGAAATGCAATTAAAGTATTAATCGGAGGTGAATGAAAAATGACATTAAAAGGATATGAATGGTTGATGGATGGCAAGGTAGTTATGCAATTTACATTTAAGCGAGAAGAATTAGTTATATGGGAAAGAATACCAGAAGCAGAAGAACAAAAATTTATTGACTGGCTTGCCAAAAACAACAAGAAACCATCTAAAATAACAAGATGGTACGAAAGAGAAGAATAGCAATTAGACTATTCTTCTTTTTTATGTTATAATTAAATTAGGTGAAACTATGAGAATAGCCGTAGATAAGGAAAGCCTAGATGCAGTTAGGCCAGATGGCAACGATTACATCTATTTATTTGATGATGAATTGTTAGAGGATTTGGCTGAGACAGGATTGCATTGTATCCGACATGACCAGTGCAACTATGTCGATATAAACTTAACTAGGTTCAATGTTGATTGTATGAAGAAGGCTAAAAAGACGGATGACTTCAGAAACATTAAAAAAGAAAACTACAAATTTGCAATAATAGTACCTAACTACAATAACGAACATGGGGATTACAAAGGTAAGACATACCTAAGAAACTGTATCGAGAGCATCTTAAATCAATCGTACAATGCATTGACATTAATTTTAGTGGATGATTGCTCAACCGATGCATCTGTGGATGCGATAAAGGAGTATCAGAAGCAGGATGACAGGGTAATTTTAATCCAAAATAAAAGAAAACGGTACAACGGTGGAAGCAGAAACATCGGTATTGACTATGCTTTAGACCACTTGGATTTTGATTATTTTATATTCCTGGATAGTGATGATTGGTGGAAGCATGACAAGGTTCTGGAACTAATTAACAGCAGATTATACAATCATGAGTTATTAACGCTCGGATGCGAGATGGTAGGCAAGAACGGAGTATTTGCCAAGAACCTAAATGATGTTAAATGTTATGAGGACTTATACTCATTAAACGGTAGGCTCTGGTGTACAGCATGGGCTAGAGTAATACGAAAAGATAAGATAGTTTATTTCATGGAAGATACTCTGATGGAAGATAGGGTCTGGACTTATAGACTAGCAGACGGATTGAATTTTAGCAATGTAACGAATTTAAAAGAGATAGTGTATTGTTGGAATAGGATGAATACAAGCAACAGCGTATCTTTGGTAAGAGATGATTACTGGAATGCCTGTGCTTACTGCCATATAGGGCATCAATTACAATTGATAAGTCAGATGAAGCATAAAGAGATGATACCGAAAATAAAGGAACGCATAAACGAGTGCATCAGGAAGGCCAGCAACGGTCAGTACCAGCAATATTAGGAGGGCATATGAAATATGTTATTATGTGTGGTGGTAGATACACCGAATTTAAAGAACCGAAGCAATTGTTAAAAGTAAATGGAGAAGTGCTAGTAGAAAGAACGATAAGGCTATTAAAAGAAAATGGTGTTACAGATATAGCAATCTGTACTAATTGTGATAAATTTGATTACTTAGGATTACCAATATTAATGCAGGATAATCAATATATAAGTGGCAGTGAAGATGAAAACAAAAAGTCAGAATGTTGTTGGCTTAACGCATATTATCCTGTAGAAGAACCAGTATGTTATTTACATGGCGATGTTTATTTTAGCGATGAAGCAATCAAAACTATTGTTAATATGCCAGTAAAAGAGACTATGTTTTTCTGTACATTTGACTGGTCAGATGGTATTAAAGACAGAAGAAATTATAAAGGTCGAGAACCATTTGGCTATAAGGTTCAGAACTATGAGAAGTTTAGAGACGCTATAAACAAGTTAATGAATATGGTGGATGATGGTTATTTTAAAGATGGATTACCACCAATATGTTGGCACTTATACAGATATTTGAATGGCTATGGTTTAGTACCAAAGGCTAAGAAGTGGACTGAAGTCAACAATATATTTGGGCATAAAGGTGATTATGTTATTATAAATGATTACACTACCGATGTTGACCATCCAGAAGATGTTAAAGTGCTAGAGGAGTGGCTAAAAAAATGATAGTAGCAATGTGTTGCACTAAGAACTGGTATATGTACCTGGCAACAGATTTGTATGCCTTGCTGAAGCATAACAAGGTCAAAAAGATATATCTGTTTATTGAGGATGATGCAATACCATATATAACAGATAAGAGGGTCGAGTTTATTAATATAAACAAGATACCAGAATATATAATGCAAAGAAGCCCTAATTATAAAACACAATATACCAGGATGGCATTTGTGCGATGTTACTTTTCAAAGATATTAAAAGAGGATAAGATATTTTATATAGATGTAGATGCATTGGTTGTTGATAATCTGGATGATTTATGGAATATGTCATTAGATGGCAAATTGCTTATCGGAGTAAAAGAACCAGGCGAATGGAGTAAGCATCTGGGAATAGATGGAATGGATGATAAGTATATCAACAGTGGCGTGCTGATAATGGACTTAAAGAATATAAGGAAGCAACGCTTAGATGACGAGATGATAAGATTGTTGAATGCAAACTTTTATCATTATCCAGACCAGGATGTTATAAATATAGTATTTAAAGATAAAATTAAGTATGTTGATAATAGATATAATTCAACAGAAACAACAGGGATGGTGAGTAATGCTAAGATAGTTCATTATATAAGAGAAAGAAAAGGATGGATACAAACCAGTCCTAGAAGTGAAATTTGGTACAATTATCATAAAGAAATGTTAGGAGGAACGGATATGGTAAAAGTAGAAGTTACAGAAAGATTTACATTAGGCGACTATGGCAAATTAAAGAACATAGTAAGAAAGACAATCGATAGACCTGGCGAATTATTTGTAGGCGATGTCTTTGAATGCGATGACGAGATGGCTAAATATCTAACTGGAGGTAATGCATTAAAGAGACCATTCGTAAAAGTAATTGAGATTATGCCTAAAGAAGAACCTAAGGTAGAGGCTAAAATTGAATACCACGAAGAAGAAAAGAAGCCAGAAGTAAGTATGAAACTTGAACTAGAAGATGTGAAGGTAATCGCTGAGGAATTAAACAAGGTTACTAAAAAGACAACTAGAGGCAAAAAGAGCAAGAAATAACTTGCTTTTATATGGGCTTGGTGTAAGGGCTAGCATAATAGTCTCCAAAACTATTGATAGTGGTTCAAATCCACTAGCCTGTGCCAATATTTGACTTTTAGAAAAAAGAGTGTATAATAATGCCGAAAAAGGAGTGATTTTATATGGCAAAAAAATATGATTTTGACGAAGAAGATGGCGTATGGCGTACTATAGGTGGCCGTAGGGTATTTATTAAAAATGGCCAGAGCCTATCTGATGCGATGAAGGAAAGTGGCAAATTTAAAAGTGCCAAGAAGAAAAAGAAACCAGAACTGGACGATGCAGACAAAGAGTATATTAAAAATGTTGCTGATGCCAAAGATGATAAAGAACTAGAAAAAGCAGATGCAGAATATAAAGAAAAAACAGGCACAGATATAAATGATGTAAGATTAGAAAGAGATGCCAAAGATGTATTAAAGACACTAAATGATGAAGGTAGTGATTTCTCATTCGATGAGGATGTAAAAATTGAGGATGGCAAAATCAAAACATCTGTTGGAGTATTCATGCCAGACGAAAGAGGTTATGTTGAAAGAGAGTTAGAAATTCCTATCGATAAGAACGAGACTTATGACAGCCTAGAAGAAAAAATGAGAGATTGGGAAGATAGACACAGATATGCAGATAATTTTGATGACCCTGACTTTGAAGAACCAAAAAATAAAGAAGATGATATATTCTCACCAAAACCAGAAGATTGGGAAGATATAAACCATTGGTATAATGACAACCCTAAAGAAGAATGGGAAAAACAAGATAGATATGAACAAGAATGGAAAAAGTATAACACTGAGGACCCTGATTACAATTCAAAAAATGCAGATAAATCCAGCGACTACAGAAATAAAATAACAGATGTTGCTAAGAAATCTAAAGAAGATAATGTTACCTTAGATGTAGAAACAGGCAAACCAGTAAACTTTGATAAAGGCTATAGCGTATCATTCCAGCAATCAACTGATAACTACACTGATGAGGAATATGCAGAAAAAGTTGCTGAATGTAGAGATAAATGCGATGGCAAAGTATATGCTGGCAAATATGGTGGAGATGCTGAGGCAAGTTTTCATACTGATAATTTAGATGATGCTGTAGAACTTATGCATAAATATAATCAAGAAAGCATCTACGATTGGCAACATGGCACTCTTATTATGAATGATAAATACGATGCATCTAAGAACCAAACTAACTATAAAGAGAAATCTACTAACGATTACATGAATGATAAAATCAGGAAGGGTGCATCTAAGGGTAAAGTTAAAGAGGACTTACCAAAGAAAACTGAAATTAAAACTCAAGGTACATCTAACAGAAAAGAGGTAAGCGAAAATATCCAGGCACACATCCTAGATTATTATGACAGCCCAGAGGACTTTGTACAGCAAATGGATGCAATGAATTATCTACCAACAAAATGGCACGCAGGAGAAGAACTTGCCAAAGGTGGCAGTTATATGGTATATTATGATGAGCAACGAGATTTCCTAGACAGTTTGAAGATTAATCCTAAAGGCAAAGAGTTTAGTGATGACAGAGTATTCCAGACATATACAAGTTTGATTGGCAGAGAGAGTGCTAAACTATATGACAGATTAAAGAAGAATGAGTATAGAAAATACATGAAGCAACATCCAGGAAGCAAGATGACATTCAGCGAATATAAGGACATGAAAAAAGGAGGGGAATAATATGTTAAAGAAGTTCGATGAAATTACGAAAAAGATTTCTGAACTTATATTGTCAAAAGGTGATGAAGAAGAAATAACGAAGTTAGTAAAGGAACAGGATGAGATAGTTAAGCAATTATCTGACGATGAAGCAGACGAATTGCTATCAAGAAATATAACAGGACAGTATAAGGCAAAAATCAATAAATTAAGAGGAAATTAAAATTTCTTCTTTTTTTTCTTGACAAATAATACAATCTGTGTTATCATTATATCAACAAGCACGAAATAGGGCTTGGGAAAGGGTGAATGAAAAATGAAATTAACAGAGTTACAAAAACAAATTAATGACAGACTTGGGGAAGTAGAAAAAGATACTGCTTCACATTTATTATGGAAGGTAGAATATATCGTATATGATATTCTTCAAGATTATAAAAAAACCTGCAGATTATATATAACAACTTACAATGGTGTTATAAAAATAACAACATTGGGATGCAACGATACAATATATATTAAATTAAGAAAAAAACTTGTATCGAAAGAATATACGGCCTGGTATGGTTACGAAACAAAATATAGAGTTGTTAATGTTGAAGTAATTGCTAGTGATGAATACGATAGTATAGAAGGGTTTTTAAAAAGTGCTGATGATGCTAAGAAAAGAAAAGCAGATGCCGAGAAAGCAGATGCTAAAGCGTTTGAAGAAGCGCTTGCCAAATCTAATATAGATTTTAAAATCTTCTATAATTTAGTAGAGCAATATAAAAGTTTGTCATTTAACAGCAAAGAGATTTTATCAGAAAAATATGCTGGCAACAGATATACATACTTTTAATTAAGGGAGGTAAATGAAGTGGAAAAGTATAACGGATGGACTAACAGAGATACATGGTTAGTCAAATTATGGGCTGACAATGATTATAACAATTATCTTGCAGTTCAGCATAAAATTCAAGGTATTGGAACAAACAGAAAATTTAAAGACATGAGTTGTTACGAAACAATGGTCTGGTTAAAAACATTACATTATGGTGATAAGATTAATTGGCGTAATGTCAATATCCAGGAAATCAGAGAAGCAATTTTAGAGGAGGTGGAATAACATGGAAGTTAGATACAAAAAGTGTAAAAGTGGTAATATCTGGAGATTTGTAAATGAAGGATGGTCAACAAGCAGAGCATGGGGTCATAAAACAACTGTATTTAAAAATGACTATCAATATGAGCCAAACAAAGTTACATATATTAACAGAACATGGGAGTGTTATATATACCAAACTTGTATGAGTGGTGCAGTATGGCAAATACATAGTGATGAACTAAACAAATTCATTGAAAACTACAAAGAGAAAAATGATATTGCCAGATTTAAAAGAGGTCAAAAAGAAGAAGTCATTAAGATGTTTGATGCTACAGTGATGGGCCAGGACTTGCAAGAGTTAAAGGATGCTATAAATTTAAGAGAATTTTCTCATATAACGGTGGAATAATGAATTACCTAAAAAAGATTAAACAACTTAGTAAAATATCAATAACTCAGATATGCAAGGACTTAAACATAAACAGGTCAAACTTACTTAACGGCAATACAACTCCAGAGAATGAGAAGAAAGTGTATGATGCTATTATTTCTAAAATCGAGGCGATAAAGAAATAAGTGCGATTGCGCTTTTTTTGTTTTTATGATATACTTAATATTAAGTAGAGGAGTGATAATATGGCAAAAAGTTTTGATGATAGCGATGGAGTTTGGAGAACGATAAACGGACGTAAAGTATTTATTAGAGAAGGTCAAAGCCCAATGGATGCTTTTATAAGACAAACTGGCATTAAAAAGACACACAATACTAGTGAAAAAACAGAAGAAACTAGAGGCGACAGATTAGCAAGTGCATATAAAAACATAACTGAGGAACAAAGACAAAAGATAAAAGATGAAGCAGATGATTGGGATGGCAACTTAAGGGATGATGAAAAGCATTTTGAAAAAATAGGCAACGAGGAACAAAAAGCATTCTTTGAAAAAGAAGAAACATCAGCAAATGATTTTTACCAAAAATTAGATAAAATGAAATCAAATTTAGAAGAATTAAAAAAAGACCCTCAGAAACATTTTGAGAGAGTGCTTGGCGAAAAAATATCGAAAGAAGAAGCAGAAAAAAGAGCAGGTTATCATATAAATATGTACCAAAAATCAATAAACGAATGGGAAGATGGTACGAAGCCTCTTATTGCTAGAAGGCTTAGAATGGTAAAAGCGTATGAAAAGTATTTAAAAGAACATCCTGACAGCAATATGAAGTTTAATGAATTTAAAGATATGTACAAGCAATAAAACATAAACGCAATTATACAAGTTGCGTTTTTTTTATTTTGTGTTATAATTATATTAGAGTTGGAGACAACCTATATCAATTCACACGAGTTCGTGGCTCGAAAAACTAACGATAGGAGGAGATATAAAAATGCGTGAATTTTTAAAAGGACTTGAACTAGACAAGGAAACAATTGATACCATCATGGCAGAGCATGGTAAATATTTGACAGGGCTTAAAGAGCAACTGGATGAATATAAAACTAAGGTATCTGATTATGAAAACCAAGTAAAAGAATTGAATGGTAAGATTGAGACAGACAACAAATCCTTAGAAAATTTACAAAATCTAACAAACGAGAATAAGGATTTAAAAGCAGAAATCCAGATGAATGGTAGCAAAGTAAAATCTGAGTTTTCAAAGTTTGTTAAAAACGAGGTCATGTCTAAGGTAACGGATGACACTGATTTCACCACAGCACTTAAAAATTACAAGAAGGAAAACCCACAATACTTTGGGGATACTGTTGTAAAGAAGGTGCAAACATCACCAAGTCTAAATGCTGGTGAAGGTAAGCCACAGAGTACAAACGATATAATGAATGATATTCTTCGTGGCGCAGTAAATAATTAGAAAAGGAGAGATTTAAAATGGCAGGAATTGTCAGAAATGATGTTGATGCTCTAATTGAAACTCAAGTAGCCAACGAAATATTTGAAGGAACAATTAGACAATCAAAGGCTTTATCTATGTTCAAAAGATTACCAAATGCAACATCAGATAAAACCAAATTAAGAGTATTAGATAGCCTACCAGTTGCATATTTCGTTGATGAAACTAGCAACAATGGTAGAAAAAACATTACTAAGTTAGCATGGGATAAGAAATTTATTAACATTGCTGAATTAGCAGTAATCGTACCTATTAAGGAAAACTTATTAAACGATAGTTCAATTGATATTTGGGCTACAGTAAAACCTAGAGTTGAGGAAGCATTTGCAAAGAAAATTGATAACGCTATGTTCTTCGGTGTTGACAAACCAACTGATTGGAGAGCAGGTTTAGTACCTAGTATTACAACTGTTGGTGCAGAAGTAACTGAAACTGCAAACGGATTATACAGCGACATCAACGATGCAATGGTTAAAGTTGAAGAAAGTGGATACAATGTAAATGGTATCTTAGGTGGAACTGGATTAAAGGGTAAATTCAGAATGATGCTAGATACTACTGGTCAACCATTAAATACAACTGAAATCGGTTCTATTCGTAGAGAATTTATGGATAACGGTGTTTGGGATAAGACTAAATCTACATTAGTAGTTGGAGATTTCTCTCAAGCAGTATACGCTATCAGACAAGATATTACTTACAAAGTATTAACTGAAGCAGTTATCCAAGACCCATCAGATGGTTCAATTCTTTACAATTTAGCACAAGATGACATGGTTGCACTTCGTGTAGTAATGAGATTAGGTTGGGAAATTCCAAACCCAGTAAATGCAGAACAAGAAGATAAAACAGTTAGATTTCCATTTGCTAGTCTTAAACCAGAAGGAACTGCTAGTCTATAGTTGTTAAAGGAGGGCGTTTATGGATTTTAAAGAACAATACCTAACATACGCTGAATATAGGGATTTAGGTGGCACTTTAGACATAACGCCTTTTAATCTATTAGAATTTGAAGCGAGAAGAAAAATCGACATAAGCACAAATAACAGGCTTAAAGGAACAGATAGTGCAAAAGTACCACAAGAGGTAAAGTTGTGTGAGTATAATTTAATTAGTTCAATAAATAACTACGCCGAAAGCATTACGAGTGCTACAGCCAATGGCAATATCGCTAGTGAAACTACAGACGGATATTCTGTAAGTTATGTTAAGTCATCATCTATAAAAGAAATTATCGCATCTAAAAGCACAGAACTAGATGACATAATTAGGACTTATTTATTAGGAATTGTTTTTAATGGTGAGCATTTAATGTATTTAGGAGTTAAGTAATGATTACTAATTCAAGCGTAACGATATATCATCATTCGGTGGTAAATCATGACGATAAATGGACCAGACATAACTATGACAACGCATGGTTCTTTGGTGGCAAGGGTGCTGGTATCAACAAGGGATATGACAATGCAAATGATGTAGAGATAAGACTGCCTTATAGCAAGAATGTTTTGGATATAAACAATTTTGCAATAGGCGACATTATAGTAAAAGGCACACTTACCAATGATATAGAAACGCAACAGGATTTATCTGATTACGAAGTATATAATATAACAAGCATCAGCAATAATACCTTTGGTAATAATCAGCATATACATATTGGAGGCAAATAAAATGCCACTCATATTAATGCCTGTAAATGAATTAATTACAGAATTAAAGATTGCAGAAGGTGGCCCTGTACACGCATTCCTTACTGAGGAATGTTATAGGGCAATGGATGCGTTTACACCATATAGAGAAGGCGACTTAAAATCCAATGTAGAATTGCGACCAGGTAAAATTATCTATAATGAGCCATATGCTAAGTATATGTATTATGGCAAAAAAATGGTAATGAGTAATGGTAAGAGCGCATTCTATAATCCTGATTATGGATTTTGGAGTAAGAAGGGCGAAAAGAAAACGCTAACGAACGAAGATTTAGTTTATCATACGCCTGGAACTGGACCTTATTGGGATAAGCGAATGTGGTCTGTAAGAAAGCAAGATGTAATTAAAAAGACACAGGATTTCCTTAATCGTGGAGGTAAATAATGGCATATAATGATTATCGTATATCAAGGTTAAGACAATATCTATTTGATACAATTAATACTCTTACATCAAGTAGAGATTATCTGATTAATGCTGATTTCTTAGGAAGCGTTGGAGATTATTCTTTAGATAAGATACCAACGGATACAAGCGTAGAAAAGTGGATAATTGGCGTTGAGAAAAAAAGAGATGTCTATTCATTTAGAAGCCGTAAGGCATACTCACGAGACACTATTAACAATCTTAAAAATATAGGCTTTTTTGAAGATTTAGAATATAAAATCAAATCTAATAATGATGAAGGCGTATTGCCTGACATAGACGGTATAGAAAGTATTGAATGCTTAAATTGTGGTACACTGCTTAGCGTAGATGGAACACAGGCAACATTTGATATTCAAATACAAATTACATATAGAGACAATGAAAGAAAAGAGATTGTTAGTTTATAACATTCTTTAGATATTAAGAAGGAGGAAAACGATGATACCTGACACAATAGAGAAAATTAAAACAAGTCAGTATTTAAGATTTATCGATATTACACCTAATTCACAAAACCCTACCTGGAAGGTCATCGGCATCGGCGTAGAGGAAGCATCTACAAGTTACAATGGTAATGTAGAAAGAATTAAATGGATAATCGAGGACAGCGCAAGGTCAGACCATACTTCAAACGATAAGCAATCAAGCATCACGCAAAAAGCATACAAGAATGACCCTTGCTTCGAGTTCGTAAATGCTGGCAGAGATAAACTTAATTATAAGACACACATCCTTGAAGTAGATACATGGAGTGGTACAAACGGTAGTTATCCTTCAAAAATGAGTGATGGATTAATCGCAGTAACAGATTATTCTGGAGACGAAATCTCATTTGACTTGTATTTTGACGGAGACCCTACAGAAGGTGGCACTTCAATCACAGATGGCGTACCAGCCTTCACACCAACTTCAAGTTTATAAGAGAACCTATAAGGGCGAGGCGAATTATCGCCAAACCCTTTTTTATTTAGAAAGAGAGGAGATTATAACATGACAGACAATGTTATAAAGTTAAACAAAAGCGATGTACTACGCTTAGAAATAGTAACAGCAGAGGGAGAACATACAGGCGAGTTTTTAGAGTTCGACCTTCAAGATATAGAATTGCCTTTGAGGTATCAAGAATTGTTGGAGAAGGATAAAAAAAATAAAGAGAACCTAAAGAACCAACTAACGATTATTGATAAAAGAGAAGATGTCAGAGGCAAGAAGTTATTAACTAGAAACCAAGAAGATAAGGTAAGAGCAGTTAATGATTTTTTCAAAAAAGAAATCGAAATATATAATATGTTTTTAGGCGAGAATGGAGTTCAAAAACTTTTAAACGGTAGGAAGTTCGGTTGGACTACATTAGAGGAGATAGATGATATTATAGATAAACAAATTTCACCACACCTAGATATAACTATGAAGGATATTACAGATAAGATTAAAGAAAAATACAGCCAGGCAATTGGCAAAAATAAAGAAGTGCTTAAATAATGTATCCAGAATATGTTGAAGTAGAAAATAAACGATATAAGATTAACACCGATTTTAGGGTGGCTATCGAATGTAATCGCATCGCAGAGGATAATACGATAGGTGATTTAGAACGCAGTTTAGCCGTCATATACACGCTTTTTGGTGATGAAGGTATAGATACACCAGAACACTACGAAAAGTTGCTAGAATTGGCTAAAATGTACCTTTTATGCGATGCTGAGTATGATGCAGAACTAAATGAGAGGCCTGACATGGATTTCATAGAGGATTATTCATATATAACTACCTCTTTTATGTCAGATTATCATATAGACCTGGATAATTGTCAGATGCATTGGTGGAAGTTTATGGATTTGATGAATGGTTTGTCTAATAGTGAACTTGGGAACTGCTGTGTGCTTAACAGGATAAGAAATCTACGCAACTTCAATACTAAAGATATTAAGGATGCGAAAGAGAGACAAAAGATAGAAAGAGCCAAGAAGCAAGTTGCACTAAAAAAATATCAGAAGCCTAAAGTTGAAGCAAACGAAAAGCAATTAAAAAGTGCTGAGGAATTTTATAAGGCACTAGGAAGGAGTTAGTTTTATGAATAAATTGGAAGTAGAAGTTGGACTTAATACCAAAGGCGTAGAAGATGACTTAATAAGTCTAAGAGAACTTATAGCCAATACAGAAGAAGAAATAGGCAGAGAACTAACAGAAGATGAAAAAGCAACTATTGAGGAAATGTATTGGGATATTTATAGCAAGGCCAAAAAATTGGGAAGTGCGATTGAAAAGACAATAGACGAAAGTACCAAAGGTATTAAGAGAACTGTTAAAGGCATTACTAGGATGGGGCTAGCGATATTTGGTATCCGTTCAGCGTTCATGTTAGTAAGAAGCGCTATGAATGCAATTACGAGCCAGGATGAACAGTTAAAAGCCGACATCGACTATATGAAGAATGCACTTGCTTATACGCTAGAACCGTTGATAAGAAAAATAGTAGATTTGGCTAAACAATTATTATTCTATCTTGCGTATATTTTAAAAGCCTGGAGTAATGGTAAAATAGATATATTTAAGAGTGCCAATAAAGGTTTGGATAAAGCCAATAAAGGTGCTAAAGAACTAAGCAAAACAATGGCTGGTTTTGATGAAATGAATGTTGTTAATGACAGTGGTGGAGGTGGCGTTGCATCACCAAGTTTTAACTTATCAGATATGGAAGGCGAAGTGCCAGCCTGGCTACAATGGATTGCAGATAATGGGGAACTTGTTATTAGCATTATAGCAGGCATAGCAACTGCGTTGGTACTAGCGCAATTAGGCTTAGATTTAATCATGGCAATTGGCATCGGTGCAATAGTAGCAAGCGTAGCCATGTTAATAATGGATATAATAGACATGATAAAAGACCCTTCATGGGAAAACTTTGTTGCTATACTTGGCGACATTGCAGTTGTAATCGGAATTATTATGATGCTTATGGGCAACTGGTGGGGATTTTTACTTGTTATACTTGGATTAATAGTTAAAGATGTTGCCGAAAATTGGGATAAGATAATGGAAATACTAGGCAAGGTTTGGAATTGGATAAATGAAAAAATAATAAAACCTGTTGCTGAAGGCTTTAGTAATATGTGGGGTAAAATAAAAGATGGTGCTAAAAATGCGTGGGAGAAAACAAAAGAGTTTTTTGCACCAATGGTTAGTTTCTTTTCAAATATAATAAATAAAATAATTGGCTTTTTCAAAAACATTGGTACTAAGGTTGGAGATGCCATTGGTGGTTCTTTTAAAGCAGTTATTAATGGTGTGTTATGGGCAGTAGAAAATATATTAAACTTCCCAATTAGACAAATAAACAAATTACTAGATGTTATCAATAAAGTACCAGGAATTAACATTAGCAAATTATCGACTTTTAATTTACCAAGACTAGCCAAAGGTGGTATTATCAATATGCCAGGTAGAGGCGTGCCTTTAGGTGGTGGATTGGCTCGAGGAGGCGAGGTAGCGCCAGAAGGTGTTATACCTTTGACGGACAGCCAGCAAATGGCATTACTTGGTGAAGCGATTGGCAAGTATGTTAGCATCAATGCAACAGTGCCAGTTTATGTAGGTAATAGACTTGTATTAAGAGAGTTAAAAAGGATAGAAGCAGAGGATAACTTTGCTTATAATAGGTAGGTGATAATGTGTTTATAGACAAGGATAGTATTCAAGTAAAAATATCTGGCATGGCTAACTATTTATCATTAGGCCAATATTTAGTAGAAGTCAAATATGGCTATGGTAAACTTTGGGCCAATGCTGGCAGAAATTTGGCAGGGTCTATGACTGGCGAATTTTTAGGCGTATTTCCAAAGTTGATGTTACAATTTAGAAGATTAACTAAATCAGAACTAGAACTACTTGCGCCTATTCTGGATGCATCTGGTCAGAGCGTAAAATATTATGACCCTAACAAGAAAGCAACCGTAACGATGGACACATATACAGGCGACTGGGAATTGACTAATAAGCAAATTATCTCTGGAAGCAGAACAAATGAAGGCTTTGGTATCTCATTTATAGCCGTAAGAAAGAGGGCTTAAAATGAAAACACATACTAAAGAATTTAAAGAGAATATATCTAAATTTGGGCGTGAATTAGATAGTAAAATAACATATACAATAGGTGGTACAACAACAGAGTTAGGTAATGAACAACTTAACTCTGTATCACCACATTATGAAGGTGCTATATTAAAATCAGTAATGAAGCAACTAGACATAGATAGCAATGTAGAAA